GGTCCGGCAGGTGCTGAACTCGGTTGTCGGATCGTCCATGTCCGGGAACACCACCAGCGCGGGTAGCTCCTCCTGTGCGAACGCTTCGGCACGATCGCGATAGACGCGGCTGTCGACACCATCTGCCGCGCCGAGGATGCCGCCGCCCGGGGCGGTGCCGGTGAGGTGCTCCAGGATTTGTTCGGTGCGGGTGGTCATGGCACCATGCTCGGCTGCAGGGCCGCCAGGAAATCAGCCGGCAGGTTGCACTCTGCCGCCTTGCCGACGATCGCGGCGAGGTCAGCGGGGGCCATCTGGGAGGCGAGCAGGAATAGGCCCCAGGCAAGCGCGAATGGCTGGTAGTTCTCCCTCAGCCTGGCCTCGTCCAGCGCTGTGGCGAGCCCAGTGGTCGCCGGTTCACCCTGGGGGTCGGTGCTCAGCCTGGCCGCACCCATGCCGGTGGCGATCGGTTGGAACTGGTAGAGCCAGGCCACGAACGTATCCCAGTCAGCAACTGGCGGCGGTGGTGTGGCATAAGCCACAGCGGCGGCGTCTACCTCAGTCGTGGTGGCTGTAAGGGGCAGCAGCAGAGGCGGCCGGGTGTGGTCGATCTCGTCGGTGATCACCCATCCATTTGTGGTCCGTTGAATTGCCATAATCAGACAAAAGCAGAGATGAGCAGATACGGATAGGCGTTGCGGTTGTTGGTAACTACACTCGGCGAGGCGGCACTGAGGTTTGGCCAGGTGCCGAACGTTCCCGCAAAAGAGTAAGCGGTAATGGTTATGATTGCGGAATTGCTTGCTGCCGCAGAAGCAGCACCGACAAGGTGTGCAAAGTTTGAGTTTGTGTTCATAACTGCTTGCATCACTGGCGCCGCGTCTGAGGCTACAGCCCACCAGTACAACGTATCGGGAAGAAGAAGAAAAGGTGTAATGGCGGTGTCAGAAATAAATTGCGCCGTGCCTCCGCCAAGGCTTGCCGTATTGCATATCGAGTTGTTAATTATACCCTCTGAGGTGCTGTCATATACAGCAAACTGAATATTACTACCAGCTGCAACAGTTGTAACCCTTCCGCCCATTCCACTCACCCTGATCCGCCGCTTGACTTCAAATGGCAGTGCCTGTATCGTGTTGGCTGTTAGGCCAGATCCGGCCCCAAAGTTGCCTCGTACAGGGGTGATCCATCTTTCAGCTTGATAGCCGGCAAAGCCAGAACCGCCTTCCGTTGCATTTAGGATAACGCTACCTGGAGTGGTAGTCGTATCCACCGACATATTGGTACCGGCAACAATCTCGGCCGGTTGTAGGTATTGAGGGAGGGGATTTGCTTCCGCCTTAAGTGCAGTGATCGCCGCTGCCGGTGCATCACCAGCCGCCACAGTGCCGGCGCTTGTGCCGACGTCCAACGCTGCCGCGCCGCCTAGCGTCGGCTCTACCCCCTCGATCGATACCAAAAGCGTCCCGGTGGTCGCGTGCTGCCGCCCTACCGTCGCCACCTGCTGCGCTGCCGTCGCCGGCCGGGTGGGGGTGGTACCGCCTGCTGCACCTACCCACAACTCAGAAGACGACGCAAGCGCCGCCGTGTTCACGCCCTGCAGCTCGCCCAACACCACCGCATGGCCGAATCCATTGTTGGCCAGCTCCGAGTACAGCAGCCCGTGCGCGTGCGTGCGGCCTGCTACGCCTGGGTTGGTGGCCACGACCTCCAGGGTGGTGGTATCGCCCACTGCGTTGACCACCGAAACCGGCGTGCCCTTCGTCAGCGTGCCGCCAGATGTGTTCTTGACGTGGAAATACAGGGTGCCCGCTACGTCCCCGTGGAGATGCGGGATTATTACCGGATCGGTGCCGGTGATCGTCAGGCCGGCAAAACTTGGGGAATCATCCGCGCCCAGTTGATCCAGCCGGGTCTTATCCGTCGCCGACAGCTTGCCTGCCGTGGTCGTGGTCGCATCCGGCAGGGTGCCCGCAATCGCCGCCGCTGTCGTGCGCTTGTTTCCGTTCTGTACGACAGGGACGATCTCACTTCCATCTAAGGAAGCGTCAACCGTCAGCTCTGAGATTTTCTGATCGGCCATTACGATTCCAATAGCAAGCGGTCGCCGCTTTCCAGCAGCAGGTAGAAGCCACTCTCCAGCAGCAGGGCGGGCGCGGTCGTCACAGCGAGCGGGCCGGTAAGAAAGAGCTGATTCCAGATCCCATCAAACAACGGCCGGTTCTCCCGCACACTGTAGGCGAGGCCGTCAACCGTGATGGTGTCGCCATACTGCAACCCCGTAACCAATGACCCCAAGCACCGCACCGTCGGGTCGCTCAGCATCATCGCGCCATCGCTTCCCACGTACTCGCCAGGTGCGTCATAAATGCCAAGCCCGCTGACGCCATTGGCGACAACGGGCAGGCCAAAGTCCGCAAGAAAGATCGATTGATCCTCAGCGAACGGCATCAGCGGCACCAGGTTGCTTGGGCTTGCGGGCTTCCGCCTGCTCGACCACACCAACCGCCAACAAAGCAACGGCGACATCTTCAGGAAGGGCAACGGATTGCCCCTCCTCGTATCGCGTCCCGTCGTGATCGACGGGGCTCAGGACGGTGTAGGAATGAGACATGATCAGGCCACCACGTTTTGGAAGAAGTAGCCGACATCACTGGCCATGATGATCTCGTTGACGCTTTCGCCAACGCGCAAACGCTGGGCGCCACGAAGGCCAATCTCGGGCGCTGGAATGGACCCAGCCACCCGGGTGCCGTACTGCGCGGTCATACCAAAGGTAATGGCATTGCCACGGATGCTGGCGGCAGGGTTCTGGTGCAGAAAAGCCATGTGCTTACCCCACAGGCGAGTTTGCGTGGCAGTCTGACCGGGCTTGGCCGTGTTGACCCAACCCTCGCCCACGTAGATAGCATCCAGCTCCAGCAGGTCGGCCAGTGCCTGTGTGCTGGCAGGGGCGCCAGCTGCGTTGGCCGTTGCGCTGTTGCCATTGCTGGAAGGCGCCAGGGCAGCGGTGACCTTCGGGTGAACCCGAAGCCGCGACCATGCCAGGCGGCCAATAACGGCGATGTTGGGCCGCATTAGCATTCCATCCAGAGCGGTCTGAATGGCGGTGTAGGGGTCCGAGTTGGTGTAATCGGACCACTGGCTGGTACCGCTCAGGGTGGCGCGGTTTGCCGATGGGTAGGTGTTCAGACCAAACACCAGATCAGCCGTCCGCTTCTCACGGTCCAGTGCGACCAGCTCGGTGAGGCCCATGTTTGCCAGACCGATCGGATCCCAGCCAGGAATGTTCTGAGCGGCCTCGATGTCATCGTTAGGCACGACATCATCGAGGCCATAATCCCGGACGCTGGCTGGCGTTTCGGTGCCACCGAACTCCACCTCATTGGGTTGGCCTTTGCGGCCCACCAACGTTTCGGGAACCGTGAACATCTGATCACGACCGACCAGCTTGTACTCAAATTCCCGACCGCCAACCGGCACACGGGGAAGCACAATATCAGCCAAGTAGGCGCGGTTGGAATACGCCAGTGTGATTCCAGTTTGCACCGGATCGATGGGAAACGGGAAATTCATGTTTGCCATGGTTCATTCCTCAGAGAAAAGGTCAACCCTGGAATGAGCCAGGACTCAGGGAGATAGCTCCCACGTCACCAACAACACCACTCACCATGGCAACGCCAGCGGTGCGGACGTTGGCGCCAGCACTGGCTGCAGCCGTGATGGCCCGGCCGGTGCTGTCGCTGATGAGCAGTTGCCCACGGGTGACGGTGCCGCCATAGGTCACGGGGGCGATGCCGCCAATGACGACATCCACCCGCTCACCGCTGGCAGCGGCAGAAACAATGTCACTCACGCCAAAAACGGCGTCAGCGGCGGCGGCGCCTTGAATGACGGTGCGGTCGTCGGCGTCGAATTTGACGAGACGCGCTGGTGAGATTGCGGCGCCGGCAAAGAAAGACTTGACCAAGTCAATGTTACGGAGACTCATGATTCAATCCTCAGGCGGGGGTGAGTTCAGCCCGCGCCTGTGCCACGGCGGCAGGAGCGGTTAGGGTTTGGCCCTTGGCCTCCGCTGCAACGATCAGCTCTCGAGCACGGCCCGCCAAGGCGGTGCCTTGGGCGATCGGATCCACGGCAACCGGAGCGGCAGGGGCGGCTTCGGTTGCGGTTGGTGCGGGGGCAAAATCAACCGGCGGCAAAGCATCGGCCATCCGGGAATCTTTGGCGGTGGCGACGCGCTGCCGTTCGGCAGCATTCACCAGCACCGCAGCTTCGGGGCCGGTGGTGCGGCCATCGGTGGCGAGCTGTTCAATCAGCGCCTCGTGGCCAGGCAGCGCCATCGAACGAACAGCGGCGACGCGTTCGCATTCAGCGGCAGCACCTTCAGCCCGCAGGATCGCGGCGGCCTCGGGGTGATCAGCGGCCCAGGAGGCCGCCTCTGCAGTGGGAGTCATCGGAGGAGAGTCCATAGAAGCAACGGCCGGAACGGTGATCACCGTGCGACTGAAGGATGCCGCACGATCGTCGAGAATGTTAATGGTCTCTTCGAGTGTAGCAATACCGTCAACCAATCCGGCATCCACCGCTTGCTGCCCGATGAACATACGGCCATCCGCCATGCTCTCCAGCACCTGCTCAACACTCACGCCGCGTTGCGCCGCCACATCACCCACGAACAGCCCGTAGAGATAGTCCACCTCGTTCTGCAGAACCTGCCGGCCCAGCTCTGTTAGCGGCCCGTACTGACTGGCTGCCCGCTTGTAGGTACCCGCCACGATCTCCGTGGTCTTGACCCCCAGGGCCTCTTCCTGCTTGCTCACGTCAACATGAGTAGCCACCACGCCAACCGATCCGGCCTGGCTGGTGCGGGATTCCATCATGACGACATCTGCCGCCGTGCCCACCCAGACCCCCGCGCTGGCCATCAAGCCTTCGACATAGGTTGCGATCGGCTTGATGCCACGCGCCGCCATCACCGCCGCCGCTGCCCGCTGCGTGCCCGCCACCGCTCCGCCTGGTGTGTCGGCCATGATCACCAACGACCGGACCGACGGGTCCTCCAGCGCTGCCCGTACGTCTCGCACGAAAAGCTCCGTGCTAGTGCCGCCGCTTACCTGGGTCATCAGGTTCATGCGTGGCGCCATCACCCCGCGCATCGGGATCAGCGCTGCACCGTCCCGCACCTCATAACCCTGCGGATCATTGACCAGCGGCCGGCCGACCTTCGCCTCTACTGCCGCCACGTCCACCGATTCACCCCGCGCCCACGCCGCATAGATCCCGTGGATCTGCTCCAGCCGGTGGGGGGTGATCGCCCATGGGGCGTTCAGAATGTCGAGAACAGTCATGAGATCAGAATAGCGGCTGGATCCTCCACCGCATCATCCTGCTCATCTTCATCTTCTAGGTCATTCTCCGGCAAATCCTCCTCCTCGATCTGCCCGGGCATCGGCGCCGCTGGTTGCGCTTCAACTTCCAGGCCGCCTTCACGGCGCACCTTCACCTCCCGCACCCGCTGCCGGGTCTTCTCCTCCCAGTCGCCGCCGTCATAGGCCACGGTTTCCTCCGCCTGGGTGGTGATGCCCACCTCAATCCTCTTCTCTGCCGCTTGTGCTTCCTTCAGCGGATCCAGCGCGCCGGGGCCATCGCCGCCCCAGTTCGAGCCGCACCATGCCTCCCGCACGAACGGGTCAGCAAAGAAGCCCGGTGCATCGATAATGCCCAAGGCGATCGAATCCGCCAGCCACTCCTCGTAGATCGGCTGGCTCCAGTTCGACGCAAACCATTCGCGCTCAATCTTCCACGTATGCCACGCATCCAGCAGCGCGGCACGGCTCGCTGAATAGCTCGCATTGAACGCCTTGCTCAGTACCTCCTTAGGTAGGTTGAGGCCCATGCTGACCAGGTTCAGCATCGCCCCAAAGAAGCCTTCAAAATTCGGGTTAGGCCGCCCTGGTGTCGGTGATGTGATGCTCTCACCAGGCAGCAGCCGTACCGCCTTTCCGCTGTTCAGGGCCCCGTCGTACTCAGCCGCTGCGCTGATGTACGACTCCCGCATTTCATCGCTGTAGACATCCTGGAACGCCTGCCCGTCCATCATGGCGAACACCGCCAACGCTGCGCTGTTCACCGCTGCGTCGACTTCCGCATCGCTGTAGCGGGTGAGCTGCTTCACTGTCGCGATGATCGGCCCCAGGCAGGGCCGGCCCCGGGTCTGCCCCGGTCGTTGCATCTTCTTCAGGTGCAGCACATTGCGCCGCCCTGATGGCGCATAGAACGGAACCTCCGTCCATTGATTCGCCCCGTACTGCTTCACGTTCCCAGGGTGATACTTCGCCAGGTGGATCTTCACCGGCTCGCCATCGGTTGCCCGCTCAATCCCAGACACCAGCATTCCGGTGTCCATCTGCCCGTTAGGGTTGCACACCCGATCCGCTTCCACCACCTGCACAACCAGCCGAAACGGCCATCCGGGCTGTGGCTTGTTTACCAACAACGAGAACACGTCGCCGCTTTCATCATGCGACCGCAACACCAGATCTTGTAGCTGGTAGAAGTTCTGCTCTCGCGTCACATCCGCAAACTTCGAGCGGGCCCACATGTGAAACCGCTTCTCGGTCTTCGACTGCCATTCCGACGCTTCATCCTCACTCAAGCCCAGCTCGTCCGCGTTGATCCTGCTCTGCAGCGTCAAGCCGGTCCCGATGATCTTGCTGGCTCGGGTCTGGATCGCACCCGCTGCAACCGGTGCCGACCGCACCAAGTCGCGCGAGAATGCCCGCTCGTCCCCGGCCTGCCATGCCGCTTCGCTATCGGCGTCATAGGAGAACGGCCGCCAATTGCCGAACCTGATCTGTCTGGCCAGATCACTCGTGCCCACAGGCAAGCCGGAGCCAGCCACCGCCGACGGCCCCGCCGGTGCTGACTGCTGCGCTGCCGCAAGCTCCCTCAGGATCTGTCGCCGTTTCGCCTTGCCCATCACCACAACGGCCGAGGAACGATCGATCGCCGGCTGCCGCTGGCGCTGCCGATGCTCGCATTGTCGACCTTATCGCTCCAATACTCGATGCCTTTCCTGATCTCCGCCAGGTCGGCACGCTTCAGCGACCGATCCGCAATCCGGTATTCTTGCCCGCCCAGTACCGCCGCCTCTGCGTCCAGGTACTGCGTCAGCCGCTGTTGGGCAATCTGCAGGGTGATACTCATGGCGCCATCCTAGCGGGTGAACTTCGACACGCCAGCAAACAAACCACCCGCCGCCGTAGCTGGTGGGGGAGCACCCGCCCTGGCGCCGCCTTCCGCCAGCCGCTCCAGTTGGTCCCACATCGTCGCCCGCGTGTACCGTCTCGACATCACCTGCAGCGCCGCGTAGGCCATCCTCGTGCAGTCGCCGCCTTCGTCGTGCTCGCCCTGTGGCTTGACCCACACGTAGCTGGTCTGCCCCTTGCTGTCCCGCTTCGGCCGGCGCTTCCACGGGAACAGCTCCGCCAAGAACTGATCACTCGCCGCCTCGCCCAGGTGCAGGTATCGCGGGCCCGGGTGCTCCACCCGCAGCCGGTTCCTCAGCAACGTGATGCTTTCGTCATAGTCCACGATGTAGATCTTGATGCCTCGCTTGATCAGTTGCCCTCGTCGGTTGATATCCACCATCGACCCCCGGCTTACAAGCTCCTTGGCCTTGCCCTTCCCGTCGCCTTTCATCGGCACCCACGTCGACGCCCTGGTGCGGCACCAGTTCCGTACCTCATGGGTCGACAAGCCGCCATCATCGATCCCCCCTAACGCCATCCGCAGCACCCTCCCGTCTTCCCTTACCCATTGCAGCGTCGCCATCTGATCAAGCTGGTCCAACGTCTCTGTCTGCTGCGGGTCGCCGTCGATCTCAAAATGGCCTATGTGCCAGCCCTCCTCACCACGCCCCCAACCCCAGAAGGTCACCACCAGCCGCTGATCTTCGGTATCACCACCACCCTGCACATCCACACCAGCCGTCACCATCAGCACCCCGTTAGGAACCGTGCCGGCCTCGTACCCATTTCCTCCCCCTACGTCCTGCCGCCGCTGAGACAAGCCCTCCGCCGTCAGCTTCGATGTAATGCTGTCTTCCCACGGCACACCTAAGTCAGTGTTATGAAACGTTTGCATCGGGTCTGGATTGCCCATCTTCAACTGCGCCAAGGCATTCCGATAGCGCCGCACGATCTCAGTCCACGCCGCATCACGGTGATACGACATACCTACATCAACCTGCTGTGAACGCCACACCGGCAACCCATCACGCATAATCTGTCGGCTTCGATCCAACCCCAGCGGACACGCCCAGCCCGCGTGTTCATCCATCCGTCGTAAATGCCGGTGTTCTATCAACTCCTCGCAATGCTGGCACTGCATCTTCCCAGTATCCGGTCCGTCCTTTATGAATCGATCCCATGCGAGCCGTTGGTATCCACCGCAGTGCGGGCAAGGATAATGCCGGTACTGCTGGTCGCCTTTCATAAAGGCCTGGTGCATGTTGTCATTCGGAACCACTGGCGTTCCGCCAATCGTGAAGAACGGATCTGCTACCGTTCCCGCTCGCTTAAAGATCAGCTCTAGCGTATCGCCTTCGCTGATTCGGTCATACGCTGCCGGTTCCTCAATGGCAATTCTTCCTCGCTCCACACGGCGGAAGCTCTTGGGCGTCGCCGCATTTCTTAAGTCGATCAGCGCTCCATTATTGAGCTGCTTAAAATTATACGTATTTGCGTATGTTGTCTTTGATTTCTGGTTGCTCAGCAGTCCACGCAAACACGGCGCACCGCTGACCGGGTCGAACAACTGATCTACGTCCTCACGGCTGTACTTCTTTACCTCGTCGTCAGTCGGTTGGACAACCATCATCTTTGATGGTCGCCAGTGACTAAAGAACTGGATAAATCCAATCTTTACAAACTCTGACCACCCGACCCGCGCTGGCTTCATGCAGACCATGCACTCCACCGTTGGATCCGTCACCGAAAGAAACCAGTCACGCTGATATGGCCTGGTATGCCATTTGCCACGACTCTCCGCACCGCCCGTCACATACCCAAACCGCTCCGCATATTCAAGCCCGGTGATCCTCGGTCTAGGCTTGAGCCGTTTTGCTAGTCGCTGTGCGATCGCTCGCTGACTACGATCGATCATTCCGGTAGCTCCTCGAAGTCATGCTCTGCCACTGCCTCAAATATTTCCATTACCCTCTTTTCGATAACAACCATTTCCTCTAATGTAAGGTGCGGGATGTCTAGCTTGATCTGCTTTGGCAGCGCTTCCGCTCTGTTCATGATCTGTAGATTGATCGCGCTTTGCGCTGCTTCTACATCCTCCCGGTAAACCAGTCGCTCCTCTTCCCGCATCCTCGTCAGCGTCGTTAGCTGGCGCTTTTCGTGCTCGTGCATCCGCTTCTCATATTCCGCCCAGGCTCGCTCTTTGGTAATGTCTGGCGCTTCATCCACCCCGTACTGAAGTTCAGACGGTGGCCCGTCGCTGGCTGGTGGAGGGGCTCGATGCTGACGGCGCTGCGCCGGTGGATCCTCTTGGTGCCTGGGCGCAGGAGGTGTTGGAGGCGCTGGAGCTGGTGGAGGGAGGGCAGCAACAGCGGTCGCCGCTTGTTGAGATTGATTCTCAACTTCATCAGCAACGACACGAGGGGGCGCGGGCGCCTTGGGCACCTTTACCTGAACCGTCACAATCGCCCGCCATACATCCGCCAGGCCTTCGCTCTCCACCATCGGCCGGCCTTTGTGATCCGGCCAGCTCCGCAGCTCGCCACTCTTGACCTTGCGGTGCAATGTCGCCCGCGTCGACAACCCCAGCAGCCGCTGCGCTTCGGTCAACGTGATGAGGGCCACGCTCTACGGTCTGTCTCACGGGCTCGCATCCTAGCCCGTGAGACAGTAGCCTGAGACAGTCGCCGAAAACCATTGCGGCGACTGGGGCGCATCACCCCAGCCGGCCACACCTTAAAAAACGATGAGCACCAAAGCCGGCCGCTGTACGTCTCACCTTATTGAGAATCGTTATCAAGAGAAAAAACGGGCGATTCACGGACC